GACGACATGGACATGTTTGCCTATGGTTGTCCGCGGGTCATACGAGAATGGAATATAGTGAAATCGCGAGCTATTTTATATGATTTGCAAAACATTACGGTCGATATTAATATTCCCATAAAGAATCTACGTTCGGTGTTGTTACTATTAAACAATGATTACTGTAAAGAAAGCATTCATTTAGAAACCGCCATTCGTTGGTTTCGGGAATATTGTAATAGGGATAATACAACCAGTAGTCATCTACTATCCTTTTATGATTGGCTCCTTTCGGAGAAACATGTGACGGCGTCGAGAATAACTGAATTGAAGGAAATAAATGAATTATATGAAATGCCGGAGAGCATGGTTTTGAAGAAAAACATGCTCATGAACAACCACCCAACCGCTTTCAGGAGGAGGATTAACTGGATTCAATTGAAAAAACTGCTGGAACCTTGTGGGTTTGTGTTTATATAATGGCGCCCAAGAAATTTCCTCGGAACGACTGAACCCCTATATGATTAAGATTAATCGTCACATTCGTATATATTTTCCCACCCATATTCACCCATCTTTGACAAAACATCCAGTCTTCTGAAAAATAATGGCCATCTTCCACGGAACAATCGAAAAGGGCAAATGCATTTTTTTGTCCTTCGCTCGTCAAATACCCTATATCGTCGGTATATTTGGTCGAAGGAAAGGCTTTTTGCATACATTCAATGACTTCACGTTTAATCATCATGAACCCGGTGGCGATATGTCGGACCTCCGCTATATTGTTCTGCACTGCAATACCGGTATGACTATCCGACTCCTTGCGGTTGAAGTTATATTTCAGCAAACAATTTTGAAAGAGAATTTCATCAGAGGTATGATTCAAAAAAGGAGATTCTTTCTTCGATTTCCACTTTTCCAGGACGCCGCTTTCGAGTAATCTTTCCCAATGAAAATGTTTCAGAGGATAAATACCTCCGACAACACCTTTGTCGGCCAAGATCAGCTTTAAAATATCGGTAGCAGACCATTCGATATCCGCATCAATAAAAAGCAGATGTGTCATTTCGGCATCGACCATCGCATTGGCTATCATGTTATTACGCGCTCTTGGTACCAGACTGTCCGTGTTACAGAAATGTATGGTGTAATGAATTCCCAACAGATTAAATAAAGCCGTTGTCTTTAACAGGGACGAGACATATTGCGTGAAACAGGTCGATCCATAACATGGAGTGAGAATACCCACATTGACTTTGTTGTTTTCTAAGAACAATCGAAATTCTGTCTCTACCTCGTTTTGTTTATTGTGCGACATTGTAGGGTATATTGGAATGAAAACTATGTATTTATTACTATTATTTCGGAAATAGTATTATTTTCAGGGATTTTTGTCAAACTTGCATGAAACGACTCGATTTCGAGAAAATATTAATGTACCTTCGTTTTTTGGCTCTTTTGTTTTTTTGACCTTCTGCCTTTTTTTCCGCGTGTTTCTTCCCCCTTTTTTTTTTAAAACCATACCCATAAAACCAGTTTCAGTTTCACTTTTATAAAATTCGAGTATTCGTTTTTTTGTACACACTTCAAAGTCATACTTATTCAATAAGGTAACTAATTCATCATCTTTATTTGCAATAAATTTATCAGGATGATTGAAAACCCAGTAATTATTAATTGGCAGAACAATTTTACTATCAATTAAGTCAGAATAAAAGAAATTAAATTGTTTTTTGTATTCTGTATCGGTGTTGCAAGCGCAATTTTTAAGCGAGTTTTGGAAATTAATGGTAAGCGCAATTTGCAAATAATCTTGCCAACTCATTATACATTATTGATATATTTATTCTGTTCACTAAATCCTTATGATATGAATAGCCAGGTGATATAGAGTTTGTCTAAGTGATTACGTGTTTTATCGAGATCTTCATTGTATGCTTTATATATTTCATTGACGTGTAAAAAACGTGCCATAAACCCAAATATCATAATCAATGTGATTGATACGAACAACCTTGAATTTATGGACGGTGACAGAAGTTTGCCGGAAAAAATAAAACTTAAAAGGTTCGCACAGGAACTATAGATTACTGTATGGAACACAACCGAAAATAGGATATTTGTCAATATAGCTCCACGGAAAAAATGAGAAAAAGAGAGTCTCGGGTCAGTCGTTTTCAAATATAATTCTGTAAACATTCTATAATATACTGTACATATATAATGTTCCTCGATAAATATCTTTCTTTTGGTCAAAAAGTGTATATCGCATTGGTATTTAGTGGTTTATGGATTTATTTTAGAACGGCGCAATGTTATGAAATGATTCCCCGCCATGAAATATTTCCAGTGATTTTCGTTGTCGGTTGGACGTACTTGAATTACTATGAACCCTTATTTCTACCCATCGGATTAGCGGTACTCGCGATGTACCCTATTTTATTTCCGAATACATAGACGTCATTTTTTCAAGAGAAAAGCCATTTCTTCATATCCTCGGTGGATCGATTCCCTTGATGATATTGCGCGGGCGAATTCTTTTGCATTATTTTGAAAATGGTGGGAAATCCGAGGAACGCAATATCGGTTTGATACGTTTTGTTCGTGGCATCCACTTCTTCTTGGTGACTTTGAGAGATGTCGATTAATTCTATCGCAGGGTTCTTTTTTTTCACTTCTTCTGTCAAATTATCCCAGTCATCTTGCATGCGAATGCAATGAACACATCCGGTAGAATACACATGGCCATAGGCAATCGGATGTTTTGCCTGGTTTTTGTTCCGAATAGAATGTCTTTGTCTGCCTTTCCCTTTCCCTTTCCCTTTCCCTTTTCTTTTTAATTTCCCATTCCTTTTCGTATTCCCCATAATATAATAGAATGAGTTTTTTCTATGTCGCTAAATATATAGAAATGAAGTTTGGGTTCAAAAGAAAAATATGTATGGGTTTTCTGTTTTGTTTATTTGTCATTGGCTTTGTCTTCTGCCTAAACCCACAAGTGACTCGTGAAAACTTTTTAGAAACTCTTCAAGAGGATTCTTTAGAGAGAGTACATACTCAAAAAAACAACAACAGTTGTCCGGATTTATTGATTCGGTCAGGTAACGAATTGAAACTTTTCAACACGAAAGAACCTCCCCACGAAACCAACCCCAGAACCTTTCAAAATTTAGATCGATATTTAGAATATTTAGATTACCAGAGGAGAGAAGAAGGAGTCCGATGCCCGGTCTTATTCTTACAAGAAGAAAGCAATACCCAAGGGGAAACTGTTTACAGAATGAGACCAAGTCCTGTAGAATTACAGCCGGGGATTCCGGTTCAAGTGATGGATTCATCGGACGATAGAAAACCATTTAACCAAGGTCAATTTCAAGGATTTGATGCCCATGGACAACAGGTGGGGCAATATACGACATTAGATTGCATACATGATTCTACGACGAAAGCGAAAGTAAGCGACAACCCAATGGATCCGAATTGGGGAGGAGTGAGTTTTAGTCAGGCCGCCGTAGACAGCGGAAAATATGCAGGAAGCGAAGTAGGAAAACCGACAATGAATCCAAAAGTCTTTGAGATTTTCAAATAATAATAATAATATAATATAATGGGTTTAAAAAAGGATTTGAAAAGGATGTCTGCTGCAATAAAAGCGAAATTTACGGGAGGGTCTTCTGGGAAAAGGCCAAAAGGATTCAATATGTTTCATTTTTGGATGGTCGTATTTTCCGGTTTTTTAATTGGATATGTGTTTTACTACTTTTGCCTACGGAAACGTCCAAAACTTCCAACACTTCCAACACTTCCAACACTTCCGAAATTTCCAACACTTCCAATAAGCTATTAACCAAGAAACTCGGCCAAACGCTCAAATACTTTTTTACTCATTTTTCGCGGCTTCTCACCACCCACCTTGAGTTCTGATAATTCTAAAGGTCTCTCTCGAATAATCGAACATAACAGTTTGAAATCCCCATTCACGTGATTCATGAGCACTTTTGCACTGGTAGAACTGATATCTGGGATTTGGCATAGAAATATCTCTCCAATATTGTCTCTGGTGATATTTTCCTTCTTCACTTTTTTCACCATATTTTCCGCATACTGCGCGTGTACTTCGACGGGTCCTTTAGTATTATTATTACTATTATTATTGGAATCATCGTTGTTAAGTTTTTCGCAGATAGTCAAAAAAGAATCGACACTGTCTTGAACATGTACGCTTCGCCAAAGATGAAAGTTCTTTTTGAGAGATAATGAAGACATGGTTGCAATCGCCAATTTCTTTTCACTCGGCGACAATTGAGAGATGATCCCTTCGATTAAATAGATTACTTTCGATGCGCCATAAGTATGCAATAATCGAAAACTTTGTTCTTTGTATCGACCGTCTTTTATAGAAGAAAGAAGATCCTGAAATGTTTTTCTTTCCCATACAAACAGCAGTTCATCGTCCGGTCCGTATATTTCCATATCACCGATGGCTAATTGCGCGATTTGCAAGTCGATGAAAGGATATTGCACAACTTTTGTACGGATAGTTTCAATAAACGCATGTTCGCGCGTGTCGACAACGACTCTCATTTTTTGCTATCTATGGTATTCGTCCTATTATTTTTATGTGGATTCATAACAATAATAAATTACTGCACGCCTTTAACACCTGCCATCAGATTGAGCATGCAAACTTTCGCGGAGGTCCCGTTGGTATTCCATGCAGACCGGCGAATACCGGTTATTTTACGGCCGATACCTAATCCTGCAGTAACATTCATCTGATGAGGCATCATGACCAGTGTATTCGCCACGGATCTGAACTCAGATTTATAGGCTAACGATACCGCGGACGGCACTTGTCTGGTAATAAGTCCTGCTTTCTTGTCCCCTCCTCCTTGGCATTGGTTTTTAGTCTGGGCGGCGTTTCTCGCTCTTGACGATGCGTTTAGGTACACCATAATTATATATTCTATAAACATATATATTTTTGGAACACTCCTAAATGTTTTACGATGATTAAAACTGAAAAATTGAAATACATATAAATATATCTTTCACTAAATAACAACCAACCATGGCAGCCTACACGAAAATTAAGAAAGACGAAGATATGGTCGCAGACAAACTAAATGAAAAATATATATTCGATCCCTACAATTCATTGAACAAAGAAATCACACAAAACGACGTCCAGCAACTCCTGGCGAAGTATAAAGTCCTCACCCCGATTCATCATTTCGTTTTGTATAAACGTGCATTCGTCCATCGTTCTTATACCAAGCGACCCATCGAGTGGAATGACCAAAATAATATCGAAATCGTGCCTAAACCGGATGACTGCAAAGAACTATATACAAAATCAAACGAACGTCTGGAGTTTTTAGGTGACGGTGTATTGGAGTGTATTGCGAAGTTCTATTTATATAAACGATTCCCGAAGGCAGACGAAGGGTTCATGACCGATACGAAAATAGAATTGGTGAAGAACGAAACCATTGGTAGAATCGCTATGGAAATGGGACTTAACCAGTGGTTTATGATTTCAAAACATACCGAGAACAAACATCTACGGGTGAATTATAAGAAATTAGGCTGTTTGTTTGAGGCGTTTGTCGGTGCGATTTTCTTGGATTTCAACCGGGTGGCGATTAAAGATGAAGATCATTGGTTCGATGAAATGTTTCAGTGTGGTCCCGGTTTCCAAGTGGCTCAATTGTTTGTGGAGGCGATCTTCGATCGCCATATCGATTGGACAAAGATAACGAAACAATCCGACAATTTCAAACGACCGATACAAGAACTGCTACAAAGCGAATTCAAGACTACTCCTCATATCATGGAAATCGAGACTTTCACACAAGAAAACGGATATCATATGGGCGTGTATTTATGTTTGGGCCAACCCACTCACGATGTGCATCATAGCGAGACGATTTCCAGGAATACTTTTACGAGTTTTCAAGAAATCCATCAGCATATGGCGTATTACCAAAAAATATATTTGTTTTTAGGAGACGGATATCATAAAATAAAACAAAGCGCTGAGCAGATGGCATGCAAAGATGCGATAGAATATGTGAAAACGATGAAAGACTTTTCAGACGTGATTGAAAAGGTGCAGCAAAAACATAGTGTGTTTGTATAATGTCATCATGCCTTTAAAAATGGTTGTACGCTAAATGATGCAATATTTTATTTACATATTGTATAATGAGTCGAGGGAGTAATACTGAAAATGTTGTTGTACCCTTTAAACCTTTAGAAATATTAAAACTGAAGCCTGTACCAGTTACCCACGCCCAGTTAAACGAAAAAATTGGATCTTCTCCCGAGGTTGACGGACTTTCTCTTTCCAAAATCATTGAAAATCAAATTGGGGATAATAAATACGTAGAACGTGATCTTATATTGAACAGATTACAATCAAACGGGTTTTTAGTGCAATCTTGTGCTCCAGTCGATTCACCAGAAAATGAAGAAGAGGATGAGGATGAGGATGAGGATGCCAAACTGCCTAAACGACCAAAAAAAACAAAAAACACGATCGATTCCATATTAGGATCAGATTCCGAGGACGAGGAAGACGAGGACGAGGACGAAGAAAAGAAAGAGGAAGGTAAAGAGGAAAAGAAAGAGGAAGGTAAAGAGGAAAACAAAGAGTATGCAACAAAAGGGAGAAAATTGGAGAATGCACACATTCAGTTAGAAGACGCCGCCGAAAATGGAATGACAAAAGAAAATGACGAAGAGGAGACAGGAGTCATAGTATCCGACGAGAAAAAAGTGGAACTTCCGAAAGAGCCGAAATATACCGCAAACGAAAAAATAATCATGGACATCAATACGGTATTTATCATTTGCTCAGAAAAAGAAGAAGTGAAACCGCCAGGGAAAGAACCCAGTGAAACCATTCCGAAAGTGCGTATCCCCGAATTCGCCGCCTTGGCGAAAATTCCAAAGTGGCGTCAATGTTTATGCAATTCTTTTGATGCGCCTTTTACTTTAGACGAAATGAAATGGCAAAACGTGAATCATTTTTTGATTGCTGCTCAGTACAGGAATCATTCTATTGCCGATGCATTTGAACAATACGAAAATGCGGTGAAAATCCAAAAAACGCAAAGACACGAAAACCAGAAATTGAAAATAGACGAAGATTACGAGTCGCGTGAAAAGAAAGAATTGTTTCATGCGCTTTATGCAAAATTCACTCAACATCCAGAATTGGCCATTATACTGGAGGCCACCAAAGACGCACATTTATTTTATCGCGTCAATAAACAAAAGAAANTCGAATTTACAGAACTCATGTGGCTTCGGCAACTTCTGAGAGAATTTGTACGAGGAACGTTGAAACCGTTGGCGGAACAACCTCTTGCCCCGAAAATCCGAAAAACGGCCATGAAAGAGGCCAAAGAATATGATCTCTCGCAAATATCGATGGGACAGTATGCTCCACAAATGCCGAAATATATCCCGGATGTAATCAAGTCTTCGTCATACTACATGAATAATCGAACACAATTTATCCAGAAGATTACTGAATTGTATAAGAAATATGGCGCAGACGCAGGAGGGGACAACTCTTCAAAATTTGATTTGCTGACTCATCAAAAAGTAGTGCGAGATTATTTAGATATCGTGACACCTTATCGTGGACTGCTGGTTTATCATAATTTAGGAACGGGAAAAAGTTGTACATCGATCGCGGTAACGGAAGGAATGAAAAATAACAAACGAATTGTTATTATGGTTCCCGCGGCGTTGAGGGCAAATTACGAATATGAATTGAAAATATGCGGCGATTTAATTTACCGGAATAACCAGCATTGGGAATTCGTTTCTATTGCTGGTAAACCTGATTTAGTAACGGTGTTGGCAAAAGCCCTGACGATTCACCCTAAAAAAGTAGAGGAAAATAAAGGCGCATGGATGGTGAATGTGAATAAACCGCCGAACTTTAAGAATTTGAATCCCGACGATCAAACGAAGGTAAGAGAACAAATTACTCATATGATTTCGCAAAAATATACCTTTCTACATTATAATGCAAATAACTTGGGCAAGAAAGTGAATGAGCTAACGAAAACGACGAAGAATCCATTCGACCATACCACGATGGTGATCGACGAAGCGCATAATTTTATTAGCAATATTGTCGGTAATTTGAAAGCCAAAAATAAAGACTCGATTTACTTGAAACTATATGACATGTTGATGGATGCGACGAATTTCAAAATAGTGATGTTATCAGGTACTCCGATTATTAATTATCCAAATGAAATGGCCGTGTTGTTTAACATTTTACGCGGATATATTTATACTTGGACGTTTAAAATAGAAGTGAAAACCTCGGAGAAGATCACGACGGATTACATACGAAATATATTAGATAAACATAATTGCTTGGTGTATGATTTCATTGAATATACTCGTAATACACTGGTCGTCACGCGTAACCCTTATGGCTTCGTGAATGTCAATAGCCCTACTACTACACAAACAAATAAAAATACAGTGAAGAAAGCATTTAAGAATCCACAAAATACTACGACGAAACAAAAACAAAGCGGAGTAAAACAGAGTGGAGTTAAGCAAAGTGGAGGCTATGGAATATACGGAGTACGTTTAGATGAAAAAGGAAATATCGACAACGACGCGTTCAAAAAACAGATCATTCATATATTGAAAGACTATGACCTCATTGTAGATGGTTCTCCGAAAGTGGAGAAGGAAAAATGTTTGCCCGACGACGAGAAGATTTTTAGAACCACTTATTTGGGAGAAACAACGAATTATTCAGATAAAAACGATACTTCCAGTGATTTACAGCATTTACAGACACTTCGTCGCCGGATTTTAGGACTCACGTCTTATTTCAGAAGTCCTAATGAGGCTCTACTTCCAGATTTCGTCATGAATAAAGACAATTCGCCTTTTCATGAAATCCGCGTGCCGATGAGCGATTACCAATTCGGGAATTATGCCAAAGTCCGTAAAGTGGAATTGGAAAAAGAAAAGAAATCGAAAACCATGCGTGGCATGCAGAAAGATGTGAATAACGGAGAAATATTCCAAATGGCCAGTTCTTATCGCGTGTTTTCCCGCACTGTGTGTAATTTCGCATTTCCAGTTCCACCTGGTCGTCCGTTACCAAAATTCAAACCTGGAAAAGAGGGGGACGAAGAAGACGCGGACGGAGGAACAAAAGATACTCCAGAAAAAGAAAGCAGCATACAAAACGACGCAGAATACGAAAAACAAATTGAATCCGCCATGTCGTATTTGAGAGAAAACCGTAGTAAACTGTTGTCTCCGAATGCTTTGTCTCAATATAGTCCGAAAATGTTGGAGATGTTGAGAAATATAAAGAATCCGAATCATAAAGGATTGCATTTACTGTACAGTAATTTCGTGACGATGGAGGGAATCGGCATTTTTCAGGAAGTGCTAAATGCCAATGGGTTCCAGGAATTTAAAATAAAAAAAGAATCCGGCAACTGGGTGTTGGACTATAAACACGACGAGAGAATGTGTTATGCTCTTTACACAGGGAAAGAAGATTCAGAAGTTCGTGAAATTATGCGAAATGTATTTAACGGAGATTGGGATAATGTACCTGATACCATCGCCTTGGAATTACGTAAAATCAAAGAGAATAATCTATACGGCGAAATCATCAAAATATTCATGATTACTGCGGCGGGAGCAGAAGGCATTAATTTGAAAAACACGCGATATGTCCATATTACTGAACCATACTGGCACAATGTTCGTCTGGAACAAGTGATTGGTCGTGCGAGACGTATTAATAGTCACATGGCATTGCCGGTTGAATTGCGTACAGTACAAGTGTTTTTATATTTGTCCGTAATGAGCGAAGAGCACAAAACAGATGAGAAATTCAAGGAGATACAGATCAACGATTTGAGTAAAATAAAGGAAAACACTCCAGTGACAACAGATGAGTACTTGTACGAGATCTCTCAGATGAAGCAAAAAATTAATAACCAGTTCTTGAGAGTCATCAAAGAAACCGCCATGGATTGCCAGCTTTATGTACAGAAACATAATAAACATGAGCCGTTGGTATGTTATGGCCGCGGGTTCGCGCCTGATCGTACTTTTGCCAGTTATCCATCGCAAAAAATGGATCTACAGGAAGATATGAATAAGATGGAAGTGATGATGCCCGTAAAACCAGCGGTGCCCGTAAAACCAGCGGTGCCCGTAAAACCGATAATAATTATAAAACCAACAAAGGCGTCGTCTTTAAAAGAAAAAACAAAACCCGACGACATCCCAGTTGCGGATATTATACCAGAAGAAAGAGGGAAAAGCCAAGCGGAAATAATCGCCGATAACGAAGACATTCGGAATATAAAAGGTGAAAAATTGAAATACACCTCTCCGAGCTTTATTAAAGGCATCCCGACATTAGTTAAAGACATGTACAACGATAAAATCGTATTTACGTTTTATTCCAAATCCAACGACAAACCTTTCCCAGGAAAAGGAAAAGGAGAAGACATCCCAGATGCTTTGAAACAAGACTATAAAGAACTCGCGGAAATAAAAGAATGGCGGAAAATGTTATCGAATTTCTGGATAGAACCGTTTGAACTGCGCGGGAAGAAATGGAATAGTGTAGAGCACTATTATCAGGCGTCCAAATTCAGAATTGGGAATCCGGCTTTCTATGACAAGTTCTCGCTGGATAGTAACAGTGCCATTTCAAAAGACCCCTCAATCGCCAAGAGCGCAGGAGGCAAAACCGGAAAATACGCTGGATCATTAATTCGGCCAAAAGAAGTCAAAATGGACGCGGATTTCTTTACTACGAATCGATCGAACGAGGAAATGTACCTGGCTCAGTACGCTAAATTCACGAATAAAGAGGCGGTTCGATTAGGAGAAGATAAACCGTACCTGATGGACATGTTACTGAAAACGAAGGACGCGAAACTAGAGCATATCGTCAGTCGATCTCCAGAAAGAGTTGTATTTGAAAATCTAATGATTATCAGAGACCTATTGAAATCTGGCAAAATTTGATTTTCCTAATCTGGCAAAATTTGATTTTCCTAATCTGGCATTGTTTTTTCCTAAGCGAAACCTTATGAATTTGAAATAAACACCATTTTACATATCAAATTCTACACATCATAAAATTGATTTGACATTTGTATTATATCAATATCATTATTATACAAATGTGTATTACTTGTCTTAACAAAGGGTGTAAAACCAGACCAGTATTTAATATTGAAGGCGAGAGAAAAGGGTTATATTGTACAGAACATAAAAAGGAGGGGATGGTGGACGTGATTCACGAAACTTGTCTTAACGAAGGGTGTAAAACCAGACCAGCATTTAATATTGAAGGCGAGAGAAAAGGGTTATATTGTTTAGCTCATAAAAAAGAAGGAATGGTGGATGTTGTTAGCAAAACTTGTCTTAATGAAGGGTGTAAAACCAAACCAGCATTTAATATTAAAGGCGAGAGAAAAGGGTTATATTGTTTAGCTCATAAAAAAGAAGGAATGGTGTATGTTGTTAGCAAAACTTGTCTTAACGAATGGTGTAATAAACAACCAGCATTTAATGTAGCAGGCGAGAAAACAGCCTTATATTGTTTAGCTCATAAAAAAGAAGGAATGGTGAATGTGATTAGCAA